AGTAATGCTTGATTCTCAGGCATATGTAGTTTATTTTGGTTAAAAATTAATGTAAAGATAGGAACTATTTCTGAATTTCCCAAAAATAAGTTAACTATTTTGGTTATATACAATAACTTTTTTAGTTATAGTTAAAACAAAAACTCCCAGGGTGGAAACCCTAGGAGAACTCCCTGTAAACCAACAAACAGGGTTTTTAAAATTGTATTAGCATTGGAACTCATAATATTCAAAGGTGCCACTTATAAGCTTCCAAGATATATTCTCTGAATCATAGAATAAAGCAGTGATAGGAGCACCTACAGCGTTTCTAGCAATTGCTGTACATGTTATAGAACTGCCTCCTCCTAGGCCTGCAAACGAGTCACCATTGGCTACAAATAAGGCATAGTCAGAAGCATCTAAGAATATTCTTAAAATTGAACCTGTAGGACATCCATCATATCCAGCATAACGTCCTATATCAGCTAAATATAATTCATCTGGATTAGGGGTTGTAGACGTAGAAGTTGTGCTTGTGCTACTTGTAGAAGTGGTGGTGGTTGTTGGAGCTCCAGATACAATTAAGTAAAGGTCTCTTTGACAAACTCCTGTAGATCTTACAAGAACTTCTGTAGTTCCATCTGGAGCTAGGCTTGAAGTATATCCAGCAATAAGAGCTGCTCTAGAAATACCAGTTTCAAATGCTGTTGTGTAACCATCTGCATTTGAGTATAAGTTGAATGGACCTGTATCAGATCCTGCTAGGGTAAGTGTTATTAATACTGTCATTATTATTATTGTTATGGTCTTACTAAAACTAAAAATCCTCGTCTAAATCCTGCACCATCTCCTAAGTTTATACTATAGAAATATGTTCCGTCAATAGCATCTACTCCTACATTATTGTACTTACCATTCCAAGGAACATATACAGCTCCTGAAAAATTAGCATACCAAACATTTTGACTTATATCAAAAATTTCCCATACTGCATTTGGATAACACGTATAGTTTAAAAGTTCCCATGTACCACCTCTTTTGCCTTGCCATTGCCATGTGTCATCTATACCATCACCATTGGGAGAAAATCCCCCTGAAAATAATATCTGTGTATATGCACATGGTCCTGGAGGTGGGGGAGGTGGTAAAGAACAACCTCCACTAATTCCAAGAGGTGATGATATCAATTGTATATTAGTTGATGTACTATAACAAGAACCATCACATACACCTGACATTGCACAGTTCCTATATGTATAAGTTCCAAATTGTCCAAATCCTTGATATTGACCTGCATTTACATTAAGATTTGTAATAAGTGTATCACTTATTTGATAAGGAGGAACATCTTCTTGTTCAAAATAATCATACTGAACTTCAAAAGTTAAAGTAGTTGGTGTATAATAAGCATTGCCAAACTGATCAATAAGAGATATTGTCCAAGTCTCAAATGTATCTGTATAACCATTACAACCTGGATACAAGTTATTAGTTATAGTTAAATTATAACAAAGTAAAAATGGTGTAGTTTGTGGAACTATATCCTGATATGGAGGAAGTCTATTTCCAGTATATCCAGATAATGCAGCTGTATCTGCATAATAATTTGTAAGAATAAAGTCTTTTGTAGCACATTGATTTCCACTAGGAGGATTTGCTCCTGGTTTTTGAATTAATCCCATTGTGGTTAAATCTGTATATGTTACTAAAGCATTATTTGTTTTCATTTAACTACAATTGGTTTATAATATACAAGCTCCATTACAAGTTGTGGCAGATGGAAGAGTAAGTAATATTGGAGTACTACCTGAACTAGTTGATTGTGTTATTTGATAAACAAATCCAGTTACACCTATATCTGCATAGAATCTATTTATTATAACAGAAGTTCCAGTTGGAAATCCTACTAGTACATTTGTACTTGTTATATTACAACCTGAACAATTATATTCATCTGCTAAATAATAATCATAATTTGGATTTGCTGTGGTAGATGTTGTAGTTGTAGTGGTACCAGGAATATCAAGAAATCTTGACTTACTTAATCCTCCAAAAGTATAAGCTGTTGGAATAGATTGTGACGCCCAACTTGACCATGTTATACCATTGTTATAAGTTATTTGAGCACTGTCTATATATGTTATCAATGCATAAGTTCCATCTGAATTAACAAATACTCCTCCTGGTGTTTGTCCAATTGCTGGAGCACTTGGATTTGTATCAAAGACAGTAAAGCTAACACCATAATTTGTAGAGAAGTAAAATTTATTTAATGTATTATTAGTATTAACTAATGCTACTAACATATACTGTCCATTCTCAGACATATCACAATAGAGTGCTCTATCATATTGATCATATGTTTTTTCAATAAATGATGCACCATAGTTAGAAGATAAATATATCCTTCCTTCTCCTTGTGTATTACCTGTACCAAAACTAGACATTTGTGATAATAATTGATATTGTCCTGAAGTATTTATAGCTACATCTGTCCAATATTTTAAATTATAATCACCACTAACACTAAATGACACTCCAAAGTTAGAAGACTTAATTATTCTAGATCCCCAATCAAATGAGTTATTTTGTTTATTTACAACACATGTAATATATCTACCATCACCAGAACATGCTATTTTTGGATAAGGAATTTCTATAAGTTCATTAGAACCAATAGCAGAATAGTAAATTTCACTCCAAGTAACTCCATAGTTAGATGATTTACATATAGATGGTCCTACTGTGTTACTACCATATGTAATTATATACATATATTGACCATCGCTTGAAACAGCTGTTCCAACAATACTTTGAATTGAACTAGGTGATGCTGGTAATGAACATGAACGTGTTGTCCATGTTACTCCATAATCACTTGAGACTTTTATATTATTAGTTTGTGTACCTGTTAATACATATTGTCCTCTACCACTTCTAGAAACACTATATCCAGTAACAGTAGTACTTGACCATGTTACACCTGAGTTACTTGAATATATTACAGTTCCATAGGTTGGTACACCTGGTGGAGTATAAGGATTTACGTCATCAACTCCATATATTCTATTAGAATATAAAAGAGGATCCAAATCACTTTTAACAACTAGTTGATTAGCAGATTTACTAGAAAAGCTTGGATAGGAAGTATTTAAGGCAACATAAGATGATGCCTCAGTTTTAGTTATTTGTTTTTGACTTACAGGAATAGTAGAGGTAGGAATAAATACACCAGTATCTACACCATCCTGAAGATTATTACAAGAAACTGTTTGATTACTTGCTATGCCTGACCAACTCATTATTTATTTAATTTAGCTTCTAACTCAGCAATACGTTTTTCTAGTTGAGCAATCTTCCAGCTATGTACTTGTGTATAATCCACTACTAAGAAACCATCATCTTTTACTTCTATAGCATCAGGAAGAAACTGTTGTACTTGTTGTGCTATGTATCCCCAGTGTTGTTTAGTATCTCTTTCTGGATTATTCCAAGCATACATTACAGTTTCTATATTTTCTGATTGAATAGCACCTAAAACAGTTTTAAGTCTTAAGTCAGAGTTTTGGAAGAAAGAGTCTGCATATATTGAATTACCACTTACATATACACTTGAGTTTGTAAATCCAGAGTTTGCGTTAGTACATATAACTATTGCTCCTGCAGTTGCTGGAGAGATAGTTGTAAATCCAGGACCAGTTGGGCCAGTAGGGCCAGTTGCTCCTTGGGGACCTTGGGCACCTTGAGGACCAGTAGGACCAGGTCCTCCTGTTGCTCCTTGAGGTCCTGTAGCTCCCTGTGGTCCAGTTGGACCAGGACCTCCTGTTAAACCTTGTGGTCCAGTAGCTCCTTGTGGACCTTGAGGGCCAGTGGGACCAGCAGCACCAGAAGTACCAGCTGTTCCTGTTGCACCACTAGAGCCAGTAGCTCCAGATGTGCCAGCTGTTCCTGTACTAGTTCCTGCTGTAGCTGATGTACCAGAACTAGCTGATGTACCTGCTGTACCTGATGTACCTGCTGGTCCAATAGAACCAGAAGTACCACTTGTACCATTACCACCAGCAGCTCCAAATAAGTTTACAGTCCAAGCTGCATATATTCCTGAACCTGTTGTTGCTATTATATTAACAACCATAGCACCTGTAAGACTATCATAGCTTGTAACAGTGCCTTCCATTGTATTAGAACCATCATATGCCAAAAGTATTGTTTGAGCAACACTATAAGCTAATCCTGTACCAGTAGTTAAAGTTTGAGTACCATTTCCTATTGTTAAAGATGTGACAGAAGATGATAGGTATCTATCTCCATCTAAACCAGCTGTACCAGAAGTACCTGCTGGTCCTATTGAACCTGACGTTCCTGCTGTTCCTGCTGGTCCTATTGAGCCTGACGTACCAGACGTACCCATTGTACCATCTGCAGCAGATGTACCTGAACTTCCTGAACTTCCAGAAAGACCAGAAGAAGCAGATGTACCATTAGTTCCAGAAAGACCAGCAGAACCTGATGTACCATTAGAACCTTCTCTACCAGAACTTCCAGATGTTCCACTAGAACCAGTGTCACCACTTGTACCAGATGAACCAGCAGCACCACTAGCACCTGAGCTACCTGAAGTGCCAGATGAACCACCAGGTCCTGTAGCACCTGAACTTCCAGATGTACCAGCAGTGCCTGTAAGACCACTAGAACCAGAAGTTCCAGAAGTACCATTAATACCAACAACACCATTGCAAAGAGCGTCATCTATTTTTGATAGAGCACAGTCTAAGTTATCTCCAGTGTGAATTCCTGAACAAGGAAGGTTTGGTCCATTATATATAACATTACCTGCTGTGGTTGCACAAGGAAGTGAACTACAGTTTTGGTTAGGATGATAGTAAGCATTGTAACAAGGATCTCCAGGATTGCAAGCCATTTTATAATTAGTTTAATAAGATTAAGGAATATACATAATATAATATGCAGCTATGACAGGTTGAATATTTGCGTGAGCTGCCCCACCACCTGTATTAGCATTTGTAACACTTGTAGTTATATCAACAGTAAGACTAACACTACTAGTATCTCTAGCTAGAGGCACAGAAGTTCTACTTCCATCTCCTTGTCCTGAAGGAGCTTGAACTCCTGCATAACTATGGCTATGAGGATTTGGGGAAATAGTACCAACAGATGTAGCAGTTGCACTATGTGAGTGAGAAGGCATCTGTGATGCAATAAGCGTCACTGTATTTGCTCCAGCTGTATTAAATATTGCATAGTTTGGATTACCAGGATTTGCAGGATTAACTGCAGCATCTAATGGACCACCTGGAACATTTTGAATAGCTCCAACACCAACACGTCCTCTTTTATCAGGAGTGCCATTTAAGCCATTGCATAGATTTACCTTATAGAAACCAGCAGAATTTAAGCCTGCACCTGTTCCATCAAAGTTAGTTAATGGTCCATAGTATTCATATGCTACATATGGAACCATTTTTAAATTTTGTTGGTTTGAACCACCACCACCTTGACTAGCTAAATAAGCTGCAATCAAAGCATCTAAATCTGCTAGCTTAACATAGTTTGTATCTACATCAAGTGTAAGAGCAGCAAGATCAGTGACAGTTAGACAAAGCTTATTTATAATAGCTTGGACAATAGCATGAGTGTCAGAAGAAGCAGTTACTCCTGTAAGACAACCTATTGTGTAATTAGCATTAAGTATAGTTAATATATCATCAATAGTAAATATTTGTGCTTGTAAGCTACATATAGCTGATACTGTAGCAGTAAATAACTCTTGAGTGTTTGGTGTATGAGCAGGTAAATATAAATCAACTATAGGACAAGATATATTTAATGCAATAGCATCTCCTTCTCCTGATAATAAAGGAACCAAAGCATTCATTATGGCTTGTTCAACAGAAACTAAATTGTCTCCTGTTTCAACACCTAATGCCTCATAGTTTATACCTGTATATATAACACATTCATCAGATACTGTCTGAACACATCCATTATAACAACTTTCGCAAGACATGGTTTAATTTATTTATGAATTAACACTTTAACTCTGCTCACCACTTGAGAGGTAGTGGGAAGCCCACACACCATAGCATAGTTAGGAGTACAAAGTCTATATGTTAATATTTGTTTGTAATGTAATAAATCATCAATTATCTCTCCAGGAATATAATTGTTCATGGAGAAGATAATATTATTATACTGGCGATTTGCCCAGTAAGTTAATCTTTCATCAATTTGTAATAGTGTAGCAGGGATGCTAGCATCAACTACACAATCTGTTAATCTTGGTGATAACATCTTTTATTCTTTTTGTAGCGTTTTTAAGTTTGTTGTTGCATGCTGAGCATAGGCCATTAATCAATTGACAGCCACAGCCCACCTTCATACCACATCCTCTACAGTTTGCCATATTAAGGGAAATTAATTACATAGTTGTTTCCTGTACAACCACATTGGTTTGCAATAAAATAATCCAATTGTCTATTGGCTTGGACATATAATTTATTGGCTGTATCAATAGCACAGTTATTAGCTGCTGCTATAGAGCCTTGAATCATATACCAAATACTATTCAATACTACTTTTGACTGGGTTCTTATAGCTGAATCACATTCCATCATGTCAAGCTTCATAAATGCACTATCAAACTTTTCTTGAATAAGTTCAGTACGCATAATGTTCTTCTCTACAAAGTTTGTAGTAGCTGGGGCAACTGAATATTTCATGAAATAAATTCCATCAGGCAATGGTGTCACTGCTGGGAATGGACTTAATCCTAAAATAATTGAGTTGTAAACATTAAAGCTATTCACATTGAATGGAATAGAAACAGGTGTAGTAAAACCAGGAACAGTAATTTGCATAGTAGGAGCACTCACATTAGGTGGATTTGTATCATAAACAGATATATCAGCCACACCAAGTGTTTGTGTGTTATATGTGTTGATTACTAAAAAATCTAATATCATGGTTTTTGATAATAAAAATGCCAGAGGATTTGAGATATCCTCTCACCCTCTGGCATAGGTTAATATGATGCTACTTTTATTCTTAAGGAATCAAAGTAGTTGTTGTTGAAGTACTAGGCCATACAGTAGTTGTAGTGCTAGTAGTTGTGATACAAGCAGTATCTCCAGCTACAGCTCCTAAACCAGCTACTAATATAGCTTCGATAGCAGATGTTTGGTTCTCAGGAACAGCAATGATCACCATGCTATCTTCCATAATATAGTCACCCCATTGGTAAGCACTCTTATCATATTCATTGAATTTGATATAGTACAAATCATAGATCTGACCATCAGTTACCCAAGACTCAAAGTTCTCGTTGTAACCATTCATTCTGTAAAGATGCTTCAAGTAACCAGCTTGGTAACTATAGAAGTTCTTCTCTAATTGTTGAACCTCAGCAGAAGTACCAACAGCATAGTTAGAACGTTGTGTGATAATAGGTTGAGCAACTCTATTACAAGGATCGTCAACAATAAAGTCAGCAGTTGTAGCTGGACCAGAGAAGATGAAAGTTCTGAAATAGAATCTGTCATACTCAAAAGGGAATGCAGCAACGTCACAAGGTTGTCCATAAGCAGTCAAAGGTTTACCAGTAATACGTAACAACGCAGATGAATCGTTACCAATTCTTTGGAATTGATAAAATTGATTTAAAGTGATGTTATCAGGGTTATTACCTGGAGCATCTAACTCTAAATGATAGATAAGATCATCAATTAAAGCAGGAACATCAACGTCTGTACAAGGATCATCACCACATCCAAGACATGGAGCATTAACTGTTACAGAACGAGTGAAACCATTGAAATACAATGTGTTTAGATAACTAGAGAAACCACGTAAAGTTAATGTTACAATCTCACCAGGTTTTACTGTGAAGTCAACTACATCAGTTACTTGATTCACTGGAGTAGGACAACCTAAAGATTTGTACCATTCAGTTACGTTTGTTTTACAAGAGTTACCACTAGGACATCCAGCAATTTTGTCTGAACGCTTAGAACCTTGTAAGTAGGTGTTAACTCTACCTTGAGCTACATAAAAATAAGGGGCAGCAGCAATATTACCTGCTGTTGCAACAGAATAGTCATTTAGGAATATTCCTACTTGACCTGCTGTTAAGTCTTGTGTTGATCCAGAGCTAGGTAATGTATTTCCTACTGGTACAACAAAGAGGGTGGTTAGGGAAAAATCAGCCATTTTGCTTTATATTTAATTGTTAAAAATTATTCGTTTGTTTGTATTCTGTAAATTGAGCTTTGAACAGCACTTTGGTTTTCTGTATACATAGCCAAGTTTTGTACTGTAAGATCTAATAGTTCATCTTCTAGGTATAGTTCAAGTTCGCAATCCTGATCGAATGATGGTAATCCATCAAGCATGATGTATCCTGCCTTATTTATATATTGAGGATATCTCATGTAAGACATATATATATCCTTAGGTATAAACGTACCATCTGTAAATATAGAGATCTCATCAGAAGATATAAAGTTGAATGTCTCTTGATAT